CATGACGGTCACATCCTCTTTTAACGGTAATGGGGTTGGTGGTGAATTCGGCGAGATGTTAACCGCTCATGATGATACGCATTCATCTGCCACAGATGGAACAGCAATAGATAATTCAGCATCTTCCTCTAGTGGTGGTTCTGGATATCTCCAGATTATGTCTCTTGGTTCGGGAAGTGTAGTAATCAAAGTCCAAGACAGTCCTGACAATATTACCTTCACCGATATAACTACGTTTTCAACTGTTGGAACATCAGATGTTCCAACGGCAGAAAGAACTGAAATGTCTGGCTCCGTTGGGAGATATATTCGGGTTCAGTCTTCAGGAACATTTACGGATGCAAAAATAGCAGTAGGATTCGCTCGATTCTAGGAGGTTAGACATGGCGATACAAACAGGTTTAGGGGACTACGTAGCAGTTGATGATAGCGGTGGGACGCCCAGAGATTTGTCGGATAATATCACTTCTTTTGATGTTGCTGATACTCAAAATCTCTTGGACTCCACAACGCTTTCAAAAAGTGCTATTCAAAGATTGATTGGCTTGGGAGATATCTCGTTTTCTGTAAGTGGTGTCTATGATGCCGCCAGTAACAAAATCCATGATGTCTTCAAAACAAAGTCAGGCGTGAGAACTGTTACTTATGCGATAGGTGGTAATACAACAAGTAACCCAGAACTTAACGCTGAATGTTATATAGCTGACTACAACATCAGCAGGGGTTCAGATGGAGCATTAACAGTTTCAGCTACATTGAATTTAGCTGATGGCACTGTTCCAACATGGACTACGGTAAGTTAATGGTAGCAACTAAGAATGGCACACAGCCTTTCGTCCTTCAAAGGCGAGAGGCTGTACTGGAATTTCCAGAGGATTCGGACTATTGCGGTCTTGAAGTTAGAGCCAAGTTAGATGTAGATATCTCAACCTTCCTCCAGTTCCAGAAGTTGGGAGATAATCCTGATAGTGATGACACGAGAATTTTGTTTGAAAAGTTCGGTGACGAAATAATTCTTGAGTGGAATATGCACGATGAGGACGCTCAACCAGTTCTGGCAAATGGAAGTGGGTTTATGACAATGCCGCCAAATGTCTGTGTTGCAATTGTTACAGCATGGGCAGAACAGGTTGGTAGTGTGGGGGAAGTCTAGAGGCTGACATTCTCAGGTGGAAATCTGCCAGAGGAGGAACCGATAGAGATGGCAATCTCATTGGAAAGCCATCTCTGTTAGTGACCGCAGAAATTCTTGATGGTATTTGCCAGAGGTATAGTTGCTTACCCTCTCAGGTACTTCAAGAAGATGTCAGCCTGTTAAAAAATATCCATATAGCTGAACTAGGACGGATTGAAGAAAAAGATGGCAAGTAATCTTGTAAATATACTTGTTAAAGCTGACGGAAGTCAGGCTACTGGCACGTTTGATAAAGTTCGTAAGGCTGTCATGGGAGTGAGTCTTGCTACCGCAGGGGTTGCGCTTGGGCTGTCCAAAATCGGGGATGAGTTTAAGGAAGCCAGTAATAACATCCGCTCCGCTACTGGAGCAACTGGTAAAGAACTGGAAAACCTTACAGATTCTTTTAAAGCTGTGGCAAGTGCTGTTCCACAGGATATGGATACGGTTTCAAAAGCTCTTGGAAAACTATCTGTTGAAACTGGATTATCTGGAAGTGCTTTAGAGCAAACAAGCAAGATGTATCTTGACCTTGCTAGGGTTACAGGGACTGAAGTTGTCCCAATGATTGATGCTGTCTCCGACTCAATGGAGATGTTTGGAATATCAGCGACTGATACAGAGGGTGTTCTAAATGCTTTCACGCTAGCCTCTCAAACCACAGGAGTTCCCCTTCAACAGTTACAGGCTAGAGTTTTAGAGTTTGGCCCAGTTATGAAGAACTTGGGCATGAACATGAACGACACAATAGCCTTCTTTGGTCAACTTGAGGGTGCAGGAATTTCAGCATCTAGAGTAATGCCCGGAATTAACGCATCTATGAGGCGTTTAGCAGAGTCTGGGGTTGTTGATTTACGTCAGGCTTTAATTGATGGAATGAATGACATTAAGAATACTGAGGATGAAGTTGAAGCCTTAAATCTGGCAACCGATTTATTCGGAGCAGAAGGTGCGCAGAGAATGAAGGTTGCAATTCAGCAGGGTGCGGTTGAAACAGATGCTCTTGCAACAAGTCTTGCAACTGCTGAAGGAGCAGTTGAAACTCTTACGGAAGACACGCTAACTTCTGGAGATAAATTCGATATATGGAAAGGCAAGGTGAAACTTGCTCTGGAGCCTCTTGCGTCACTTGCGACAACAATTGGCCCAATTTTGATAGTTTTACCAACTCTCATGGGTATGCTTTCTTTTGTTGCAGGGCTATTTAAAATACAAGCACTTAGAGCGGCAGGGGCAACCCTTGCTCTTATCGCTCATAAAGTTGCAATGATTGCAACTGCCACATGGTCAGGGATTGCCGCCGCCGCTGTGTGGCTCTTAAATGCCGCCCTAACCCCACTAGGACTGGTTATTATTGGAATAATTGCGATAGTAGCCGCCGCTATTTTAATCTGGAAATATTGGGATGAGATATCTGCATTTCTAATAAAGACTTGGGAAAAGTTCGACAAGTTTATGACAGATAAATTTGGCCCTACTTGGGAATCTTTAAAAGGGGTTGTTAGTGCAATCATAGAGATTTGGAAGAATCTATTCTTGGGTTTTGTAGCTTTGTTTACAGGAGACTGGAAAAGTGCCAAAGAGTTCTTTGGTAAGGCTTTGGTAGGAATGAAAGATGTCTTCATTACTATTTGGAAAGCTATTTGGAAGTTCTTTGATAATCTGATGACAAAGTTGTTTGGAGGCAAGTGGGAATTCTTTAAAACAACAGTAAAAATAGCAGTTGAGTTTGTTGCAGATTTATTTCGGGGTCTATGGCTGACATTGAAAGGAATTTGGGACTTAATTGTTGGAATCTTTACAGGAGATACAGACAAGATAAAAGAAGGATTTAAGGGCATCATTAACGGCATAATCACAATGTGGAATGCCTTGATTAAGATGGTCAATAAATTTGAGTTTACGGCTCCTGAATGGGTTCCTTTCGTTGGTGGTAAAAGTTGGGGCCCATCTATTCCAGAGATACCGATGTTGGCACAGGGTGGGATAGTCACCAGACCAACATTAGCAATGCTTGGGGAGGGAGGAGCAGAGGCTGTGATTCCTCTAAACAGAGGAGGCACAGGAACTGGAACCGTTGTTAATATAAATATTCTTGGCCCCACATATGGATTTGATGATTTTGAGGATAGGATAGCAATGTCAATCAGAAGTGGAATAAGGAGAGGAGGGTTTCAAGGAATCCTCAACACAGGTTAAATGGGAACATTTCAACACGCTAATGTAGGTGCAACATTAACTCAAGCTGAATTTGAGGGCGTTGACCTTCATACCGTCAGCGGTCAGGCGGCAGGGGACATGATGTATGCAGACTCTGCTGATTCATGGGAGAGAGTTGCCGTTGGTGATAATGGCGAATACCTCCAGTTAGTTTTGGGAGTCCCTACATGGGCGGCGGCTAGTATTTCTATCAATGCAGATGATTTGCTTGGAACAGTTCTTGCATCTGGTGTTGTTACTTCCTCTTTAACTGCTCTTGGGATTATTGCGACAGGAACATGGAGTGCTACTCCAGTAACATATGCTTATGGTGGAACAGGGCTGTCCAGTTATGCTCAAGGGGACTTGGTGTATGCGTCTGCGGCAAATACTTTAGCTAAATTAGCATTGGGTGATGCGGATGAAGTTCTCACAGTTAACGCAGGGGGGACACAGATGGAATGGAAAGCGGCATCTGGCGGCGGCGGTGGATTTGGTACTTCTTACGCAGTTAATTTATTATTCGGTAAAAGATAGGAGAACAGCATGGCGAATCCAAATATCTCAGCAATGGCCGAACTAAATGTCGGAACGCTTGCTTGGGAGATAGAGCAAGATGGTGTGGCATTGATTTGGGGTAATGCTTACGCTATGCATAACAATATAAGCACTTCAATGCGTTCAGACACTCTAACCCCTGAGATTTGGACATTAAGGGATGGGAGTTACACCCTACAAAACACAATGCTTCTGGCGTACTGGGGATATGACGGAAATCAGTTTCCCATTGATAGTGCTACTTATGACAGCGTAGCCATGACAAAGGTTACTAATGCTCACCAGCTGTCTAATGGTGCAAGTTCCGCCAGTTCGGATATGGCTTACATATTAGATGCAAATATTAACCATTCAGCATCTGGGCAAGACCCTTCCCAATTAAGATTAGAGGCAACTTGGGCTTCTGGTTACAATGCAAACTATGGTGCTACATCTGCTTCTGCTTATTTAGCCAATGTTGACCAGACAACGCCTCTTTCCACCAATATTAGAGCGGGAAATCCAGTGTGGACACAAGCGGGATATCAAATGAGAGACAATCAGATGTATGACCCAATTCCCACTCAGATTGGCGATATGGTAATTGTTTGTTGGATGGGGCAATACCAGTCAAGGTTGCAATTGAGAAATGCCAATAGTCATGTCATTGGAGCAACTGTGAATACCAACGCCACAACTTATTATCAGAACTGCAATAACATGAGTTATATCAGTCCACGCTCTTATGAAGAACACATAATGGCACAGGTAGAAAATGGATATCCGGGTCAATATTCGTATGGAGGCGCACTAGGTCAATCTAATGCTTGGTCAGTTGTTAATGTTCAATCTCCCAGAACAAAAACTACCTTGTTCACAGTTCCAGATGGAAAGATGGTGAAGTTGAATAATCTTTACATTGAAAATCCTGAGATTTCAGGATTACATGTCAGCATTGATATTGAAGGATTGCCGACAGGAACTACTGGAATATTAGATTCAAGTGACGACAAAGTTATTGACTCAGTCGATACGATTGCTACTACAACGATTTGTAAGATGTTGAAAGCAAGAACCGGTAAGACTGTCCCTGCTATGAAACGCCCGATGATTTTAACTGAGGGCGATGTTGTGAAAGCAAAAGTAGTTGCAGATGAAGCCTATCCAGAATGGTTGAAGAAAAAATGTCAGATAATAGCTGACTTTGAAATAGTGCAGTAGGAGAATCTTATGGGATTAAATTTAAACGACTATGAATACGCTCTACCAAACACGATAACTGGTTCTATTCCCTATGGCACTCAAACATGGTCGGCGTCAGATTATTTTCAGTCAGAAGTATTGATTGTTCCTCATGGAAGAACCTACAAAATTGAAATGATAAGAATAACTAATGGAGTAAGTAACACTTCTGGTAGCTTGAGTGTCCAACTAAGTAGGTCATTATCCCCTAATGTTTGGGTTAGCGGTGCTGGTTATAACAACGAATCTGGATATTACGCATACCCTGAAGTTCAATCAGAACCCACAATGTCTACCAATGGTCAGGTCGTATTTAATAATCATACTTATGACCAAGGACATCCCCACGACCAATATGCATATACTCCTTAT